CTTGGAGCAGCAACAGCAATGTATGCTTCTGGTGTTACAGATCCAGAGACACTTGCGTATTCACTACTTGGTGCGCTTGTGCCAGTAATTTTGAGAGCAGTCAATCCATCAGACAAGGCATTTGGCCGTATGCCATCTACCGAAGATGTGGACACAGCACTCAAGACTGCAAAGGTAGTTAAGAAGGCTCCTGCTCGTAAGAAGGCAGCAGCAAAGAAGTAATCAAATTAGATTAACAGGCTTGGGTAATTGACAGGCCTGTTTTTCTATGCTATAATATTTATACCTGCCCAATAGGGGGGTAAATTAACTTATTCGCTTGAAAGGGGAATAACATGGTAACAACAACCTTGGATCTATTTAATGATCCTTTTTTTATTGGCTTTAACAGAGAGTTAGGCCGTCTTAATAATGCACATAAAACAAATTCACACTCATATCCACCTTATGATCTTCTTAGATTAGATGAAGATACCTATAGGATTTCATTAGCTATTGCTGGATTTTCCAGGGAAGACATTGATGTCTCAGTAGATAATAGAACTCTTATTATTAAGGGTGAGATTATAGAAGCAACAGATGCAGAAGTAGTTCATAAGGGTATTGCTGGTCGTAAATTTGTACGATCATTTGCCCTTGGTGAATATATGGAAGTAACTGGGGCTGAAATGAAGGATGGTATGCTACATATTAATGTAGATCGCATTGTTCCTGAAGATAAAAAGCCTAAAACTATCACTATCGACTAACGTTCTTGTGTGTCGGTGGACATTTGGGAAAGTGTAGGAAGCACACAAGATACACCTGAGCATGTGTTTAAAAGGCTCATTATTCATCTAAAGTTATGATTGCGTTAACCAATTTTACCAACAACATAGACTTGAACACGATACAATATAATTATGAAACCTAAATTCATTGTTTTACCCGTAGCATTGGCAATAATAGCTAATGCTTTTTTTATTACTACTTCACACGCTGATAACCTACAAGGTGCTGGATCCACATTTGCTGCTAATTTTATAGACAGGTGTAGGGTCGAATTTATGAAATCAACAGGAGATTCTGTTGTGTATGGAGCATCTGGTTCAGGTGCTGGAAAGAATATGTTTTCAAATGGAGTAACAGACTTTGCTATGTCAGATGTTCCTTACTCTGGGACAGAAGTAAAGCCATCAAAAGAGTTTGTATATGTTCCATTAGTCGCAGGGCCAATTGGAATTATCTATAAACTTGATGGATATAAGATTACTCTTAAGATGAGCAGAGATACACTTGCTAAAGTTTTTGCGGGACAAATAACAATGTGGAACGATCCGCAGATATTAAAAGAAAACCTTGTATCAGGAAAACTACCTAAGATACCAGCAACAAAGATCAGAGTTGTATATCGTATTGATGGCTCTGGAACTTCAGAGGTTTTTACTTCATATCTTAATGCCGTAGCTCCAAGCATATGGACTAAGCCAGGAAATAAAAACTTTAATAATGCATTTCCTGGAGATATAGCCAAAGCATATATGACCAGCGCATCTGGATCTCATGGAATTGCAATGGTGCAAGGATCTACAAATGGATCCATTGGATACAATGAGATATCATATGCAAGAGGACTAAAGACAGCATCTATTGAGAATGAGGCTGGAAGATTTGTGCAGCCAACGGTTAGCGCAGCATCAGTATTTCTTGGAGATTTTATTGCAGACAAAAGCGGGGTAGCTAAAATAAACTACAAGAATACAAATAAACTATCCTATAACATATCCACATTTACCTACGGTGTAGCATACAAAGAAAAGAATTCAAAGAATGATTCAGTTAAAAGGTTCTTTAACTTCATGCTTGATACCTGTGGCAAGAAGGCTGAAGATCTTGGCTACTCTCCAATCAGAAGTGCTATGCTCAAGTTTTCAAAGGCAAGAGTAGCAGAAATAAGTTCAAAACCATAGTATAATATATAACATTCCGCTAATAAGACTTTAAAAGGTTTTGGCAACGGATGCTCCCATGAGGGGAGAGTTAGCAGGAGTTGAATCTTCGTGGCTAATAGACCTGAGCAGTCGTCTATAAACTGCTCTTTTCTTATGATATAATTATAAAATGAGTGAAACACCTATGGATGTTGCGTATAACGCAGTGATAACAGACCCAACACCAGCTAACCCATCACCACATATTAATCCTTCAGTAGGAATGAAAAAGCCACAATCTATGACTACTAACCAAGGCAGACCTACTGGATCAGGAATTAATAATAAGCCTGGTGTTGATATATGGTCTGGATCTGCATTTGGCAAAGCAGAAGCACCACTACCTGAAAACCCTATAATGCCAACCAACACTTACCAAGGCTGTGAGTGTGACATGTGTGAAGAAGAACAGATTAAATGTGCCAGTTGTCCTCTATGTAGTGGTTTAGATGCAGAAACTCAAATGGCTATGTTTGATTCTCAATTAGGTAAGTCTGAATGTTGCCCAGAAGATATTTCTAAGCAAGCACCTTGCTGGGATGGATATGTACAGCGTGGAATGAAGCCAGGAGATAACGGAAAACCAGTTCCTAACTGTGTACCTGCTGCAAAAGCAGATGACCTTTTTACTAATTTTGGCAAAGATTGTACAAAAAATCAAACAGAGAGACACTCACTATAATGGCAAAAAAGAAATCTCAATCATTTAACGCAACTCAGATCAAGGATGGTTGGATTGTTAGATTATATAAAGATGGAAGAATCAAAGCTAAGATTGCTCCGTATGAACCAAAACATCCAGCAAAAAATAAAGACTAAGAATCTAAAGTATCTTTCTTAGTCTTATATTTCTTTAATCTAAAAACATTTTTAAACCACTGTTCTATTCTTTGCTCTATTCTTCCACCCTCAGTTTCATTCTTATAGTATCTACTCTGAAAGTAAGGTGAAGCAAAAGTTTTAGCAAAATGGTTTCGTCCCATAGGACTATTGTGCCACTATAATGCCATTCTCTACCATCTTGTCGTAAATGTTTGACATCATTAGGCCAAGGCTCATCTGGCTTTGTTCTATATTCTTATCAGCTTCTGCTTCAGACATGCCAGACTGAATGCAGAACTCTCTGTTGTCAGCATTGATAGAGTTCATCATAATTGTTAATGCATCTTCTTTATTCATAGTTATATTATATACCTTTCATTGTTAAAAGTCAAGCCACTTGGCTTAACGTAGAGCGAGTGACCAGAATCGAACTGGCACAACCAACTTGGAAGGATGGTGCACTACCATTATGCAACACTCGCTTAGTACACCAGATAGGACTTGAACCTATGATAGCCGAATTATGAGTTCGGTGCCTTAACCAACTTGGCTACTGGTGCTTATGTCCCCTTGGCAGGAATCGAACCTGCGACACATGGCTTAGAAGTCCATTGTTCTATCCACTGAACTACAAAGGGTAACCTATTTAATTATTTGTTGCAATAATTCCTAACAAGAACCCAACTATAGCAGAAAAGAATCCAACAGTCCAATAGTATGTTGTCATAAGCTTGTCTTGAATTATTTCATATTGAATATCTTGTGGAACTTCAATAAAATTATCATCCCCAAGATCAAGTAAATACTTATTCATTTATGCTCCTTGCTATGTCTATAAAGTGTATCATGTGCAAATATTCCTTTTCTAACTTCTAATTCTTTTTTACATACTGGACAAATAACGATTCTACTCACCTTGATCAACTCCGTATGTCATTTGAATATAACAAACTACCCATCCAGAAACAAACATAAATATTGGAAATAAAACTTTCATTAGTAACCTCCTAAACATTCGTTGCGTGTATGAAACAATCTAATCTTAGTCATAATTTTTTTAGTTGGTGCAAACAAAGGCTCTTTACAACATCCACATGCAAACGACCACTCACGAGCAAAGAAATCCCAACGAGCACCTTTATAATTTGCATACTTTTTTTCTAAAAAGTCTTGAAATGGATCTGGTATTTCCATGTTAATCATATACTAAGTATACTCTCTCTAAGATTAAAAGTCAAGCTTGACTGGCAATAGATATCTTACTTCATCAATTATGTCATTTCTTAAAGCGGTATTTATCATTTCAGTAGAATAACCTTCACTAGGTTTAGATGAAAAATATACTACATAGTAAGCACGAACATCTACTGCTTGTATTAATGCTCCATTAGCAATAGCTTTTTTAACATTATCAGTTCTCTTAGCCCCTGGCCTTTTACCTTCACCATCAAGTCCACCCTTTGCTTCTACATATTCAACAAGATCATACTTGCTATCATAAGCAATAAAATCTACTTCGCAACCAGCACCTTCAATATAAATATTTGGCTGAATATAATCAAAGCCCCTGTTAACCAAATCTTCATATACAAGTTCTTCAAAAGCATCTCCAGACTTTTTAGATTCTGATTGAAAGTTCATTAAACTTCTTTCTTAATAATTGGTTCTAGCCTATCCCAATAGCCATTCTTATTACCAGTATATACCTGTCCTGTTTCACGGTCAACTAGCATCCACTTTGCAGGTGAAAGAGTGTGTACTTGTAAGTCTACAGGTTCAGATAATTCTTCAAATTCAAAACTATTACGCATTTATCTACCTTGTCAACTCAGCAGGGTCTAGTGTTTTAATTCCAACAGATTCATATGCTGCTCTAGCATTAGCATTATTTTCAATTGCAAGTCTTGCTTCAATGCTAAATGTTTCTGCAACCTTACGCTTAAAGTTTACAGCATCTCTTGGATTTCCAGGGTTCATGAGCAAAAGAGCATAGTCAATACCAGTAACCTCAAGATCTTTAATTGTCTGATTTCTTTCTGAACTATTCCTACCTGTCACAATTACAATTGAATCACCTAAAGATTTTACATAATCAATTGTTTCCTTAATAGGCTTATTAGTTTTAAATTCTAAAAGGGTATCATCAATATCTACAATAACGCTCAACCTTTTCTCCAATGCATAAATGATTTAATATATACAATACCATAAGCAATTGCAGCAACGATAAACCCATATTGGTCTGTAGCAATGGCATAAGCAATCCATAAGCATTCATTAACACATAGTACCAACCAACCCCAGATAGTCTTTCTACCGACCAGGAAGATGCCTGTAACGCCTATTGCTGCTAATACCCATGACCACATTAGAAATTACCTAGGTGCTCTGCAATAATATCTTGACGAATTCTTGCAATCTTTGCCTCATGGCTAGAAATTTTTGGCTTATCTGCCAATCTTTTTTTATTTTTTATTGCTCTTTTTACTTTAGCCTGTGAAGCTTTTACGTTTGATTTTTTCATATTATAAGGATAGCATACAAACAGTTAGAATGCAACTATTTACTAATATTAATAATATCTAATTTATTTTCATGTAAGACTATCTTAATAGTTATTCCATCTATTGTAATTTTATCACCCTGATGAAGAAGCATATCTGTTGTAG